AATTTTATCTAAATTATCTTTTAATTGTGCAGAACTTTGGTCTTGGTCTAAAGAAGCAATAGTAGATTGTAACGCAACTAATTCCTGTACTGCTACCTGTCCTAAAGCACCACCAGTCGGAGAAGCATCTCTCATTTGTTGTAATCTATCAAATCCTAAATTTGCTTTAATTGTAGTTAAACGCTTACTTAAATCTTTAGATTCTGTTAATGGAATACTAGACAACCATGAACCTGCTCCTGCAGTAAATGGAGACACCATCTTTTTAGTATCTTGAACTTCTGCAATAATTCTGTCTGCTCCACTAATAGCCATATCTGCTGCTTGAGTTTGTTTTGCTTCTTTTTCAGCTCGTTTTTCATCTGCTGCAGACATTCTAAGACCAGCCATAAGTCCAGCAATCTCTTGTCTACCTGCCATCATTATTTCAGCAATTTGTTTCTGGTCAGCACCACGCTGTTTAGCAGCATCTAATTGACCTTGAATACGCTCACGAGCAATTAAAAGTTGATTTTCTCTAGCAGCTTGTTTCTCATCAACTTGTGTCTGAATAGTTAAAGCTCTTTTAGCAAGTTCTTGTGCAATATCAGGACGACCTGCTTTAGTTGCTTCTTGAGCACCAGTCTTTAATGATTGTAAATCAGTAAAATCAACACCACTTAGTAATTGTTGTTGCTGAGACACACGCTGCATTAGTGGGTCTTGAACACCAAATAGATTACCTAGTTGCTGTACTCCACGAGCACCCATGACATTAGCACCCAAGACTGAACCAGCACCGGGTTTCAGTGCCTCTGCAGCAGCAACTTCTTTAGCAAAGTTTAGGTTCTGCTGTTCACGAGCGATTTGTAAGCCTTCTGGACTTGCGCCAAAAAGACCACCAACAATATTATCGAATCCGTCTGCCATAATTATTCCTTAACTTAACCAGTTTGCAATTGTTGGGTTTTGTAACAGCATACCGCCAATTTGATTACCAATACCAGTTGCTGTTTGACCTAATTGATTGTAAGTACCTTGCATTGAAGCATTTCCTTGCAACGCTCCTGTAGCCGCTAATTGAGCAGCATTGGTTTGTCCTGTCAGACCTAACTGTCCTGCGGACGCACCTGCAGCAGCTTGTGCCTTAGCAAGGTCTGTAGACAATGTCAATGGTTGTTGTGCGTAGCCTTGCAATGTATTAGCAGAACCAAATAAACCTGTGCCTGTAGCAATTTGCTTATCTAATAGACTTTGAGCATAAGTAGGAGCATTAGCAGCTAATTGAGCGTCTTGTTGTGCAATAGAATTATAATAAGCAGCTAGTTGTGGATTAGTTTGCATTAATCCAGCTTGACCGGGAGCATATCCAGCCATTGTGCCACCAGTAGCTAAACCAGTTGTACCAGTTTGGAACTGAGTATTATTTAAGTTAGCTAATGCTTGTTCACGACCCGGAGCTAATAGTCCTTGCTGTTGTGCAATATACTGTTGCTGTATGTCTTGAGTATTAGTAGTTGTTGGAAGTGCTTGAGCACCTAGACCAAACAAATTCTGTATTTGTCCACCAACTTGTGCAGTAGGAGTAAAACCAGCAGAAGTGAGTTGTCCTGTTACTGGGTCTCTAGTGAACTGTGAAGAACCAAAGAAGTTAGTTGTTCCAATAGGAGTAAACGATGCTAGATTCTGTGCTTGAGTAGCTGCAGTGCTAACTTTTTGTGATTGTGCATTGTAAGCATTTTGAATAGCAGCTTTTTGCTGTGCTGTCAACGCTAATCCAGCAGCACCACCTAATAAGTTACCAAGACCAGTGTTTTGTCCTAGACCTAAAGCAGCTCTTTGTGCAGCAGTGCCAGCACCGCCTAACAATGCTTTGACAACTTGTGAACCATATTGTTTAACAAGATTCATCGCAGTGCTAGAATCACCACCATTTTGACTAGCAAGAACTTGTGTGAGTTCTGCATCAGACATATTAGTATAAGGGTTTACTGGGGCAGCTCCACCGTAATAGCCCCCTGCCTGTGCTTCCACATCGCCAGAATTTTGTCCATAATCTACAGGAGAGAAATCTGATGCGACAGGAGGAGCGTATGTATCTATATTAGCGGGATTATCATAATACCCACTATTCAATAACCAATCTTCCATATTTGTATTTCCTGTATTTGCTTGACTAACCACATTATTAAATAATCCTGAATTTGCAGCAGCGTCGACTGTTGCACCAACACCTGCACCAATTGCACCGCTTGTAGCTCCAGACAACAATCCTAAATCAACATTGTTTCCAGTAGCGGCAGCTTGTAACGCACCTGAAGTAGCACCTCCAGCAATCTGTCCAGCAGCAGTAGAGGCTACACCGCCTGTACCAATACCTGCGTTTTGTGCAGCTAACATGGCTGTTTGTTCTGAACCAATTGCAGTTCCAAACTCCGCCATTGTTCCAACATAGTCTGCGACACTAACACCAGCATAAGCAGCAGCAGTTTGAATAGCAGCCATTACAGCTACATCTTCTAATGGAATACCAGAAGCTATTGCTTTAGCGGCAGTATAAGCTGGTATAGCATACAAAGATGCTCCGCCAGTAGCTGGAGCAGCAACGATTGCACCAATCTTAACTACAGTTCCTACTGGGTCGTCAATAGCGGGTTGAATGACTGCATTGTCAATAGATGTACCAGCATCAGATACTACATTAGCTATAGACTGTCCAGCATCCGATACAGCATTAACAACACTTTCTATTGGATTACCACCTTCAAGTGTCATTCCATAGGAGAAAGGACCACTAGCACGGGGGGAAAAGGAATTGATTGGAAGAGTAGATTCTAATGTATATCTCATTTAGCAATCTCCAATTCCCATGCAATAGTCTTACCTTTTTGAGTTGTCTTTACTGGTCCTAGTGTTTCTAACATTTTAATCAATCTAGGATTAGTTGTTTCTGATTGTAGTTTCTTAACACCAGCTTTTTTAACAGTATCAAAAGCAACTTTCATTGCTTGTGGAAGAGTAGACAATGGGTCTAGTGTGTACATATGCACTTCTAATGTACCGGGTTCTTTACGAATACCGACAAACACAGTATTGTTATGACGAACAAGAACAGCTTTCTTTGCGTTGATTAAAGCAACAAATCCTTTTAAGAGCTTATCTTCTTCTTTACTAAAACCACCACGAGCTAAGTCTTTCTTAATAATTTCTGTAGGTGTATATTCTTGAGCAAGAGCCATTATAGTGTTCTTCCAGTTTTGACATAAACATCTAATTTCTGAATAGATAGTGAATTACCGTTAATGCTAGACTCTAAGCCTAGTTGAATTACACGACCAGAACCTGAAGTAGGTATCTTTAGTTTAGTGATTACAGAACCACCTGAATACTTACCAATACCGTATTCACCAATACCATATTCTGCAATAGAAGACGCATCTAAAGTAACTGCTTGTGCATTATAAGCACCAGCATAATCAAAGTCCCATTTAATGGTGACATTCTGTGATGCTCCACCAATTAAAAAGAAGTCAGCACTTTTGAGCATCTTCAGTGTTGTTGGTGCTGAATAGTCAGCATAATTGGTATAGTATGCTAGAGAATATGCTGAAGAGTTATCAATGTATCCAGTATACAAACCAACATAACCAGCTTTACCTAAATACAAAGCTGTTGTTGTTGTAGTACAAAATGCTGTTGGTGCTACATCCCATGTTGTTACACGAGAAGCACCATCTTGTAATTGTGTTCTAGTATCAAAACAATAAGTCTTTACTACGGTAGGTAACGATAATAAGTAAAAAGCATCTAATGGGGAATAGATTGCTTTAATCTTTGTACGGTCACTTTCCGTTGTGATATCCAATAACAAATCATCACGAACATTCTTAGACAAATCACGCAAAGGAGCAGATTTCTCTTGAATCACTCGCATTAGTGAACGAACACCTGTTTCAGACAAGAAGATAACATCTGTACCTGTCTTTTGTACCGAATCACGAGCGATACAACCAACACCGCTAATCATATCAGAAAGAGTTAAATTAGAAGGGTCTTTAGCATTGCTATAGATAACTACATGGCGAGTACAGAATATGATTAAGAAACCATTATGCTCTGTAATTGCAGTGATAGGGTCTCCATCACCAACCACTTCAGAAATGTTTAATCTTCCAGAAGTTCCTGTTTGATAATTTAAAGCATTAACTAAATCTGAAAAATAGACTGTTTGTCTATCGCCAGTAATATCAGCCACCCAAGTGCGACCATAAGCAGCCAAAGAACAGTTAGGAGTAAAGGTAGTTGTTGTATAGCCTGATGGAACAGTTCCTAAGTCGCCTAATCTTTGAAACCCAAATGCTGTAGTTAAATAGTTTAATAACAATACTGGATGACCAGCTTGCACTACTGTAGCAAATGCTTTAGTTTCACCAGATTGCTGAATATTAGATACTTGCCAATGGTCTGCAGTAATGGTATAGCTTACATCAGCACTGTCTGCAGCATTACGAACATTCTTCTTAACTAATGCACTTGACTCTTCAAGGAAGAGTTTATTATTACCAGCAGCAAATAAGACAGTATTGTTATCAGGACCACGAACTTGTGCTAATGTCTTAACATCTGAAGTACTTAAATCCCCATTAGAAGAATGAACTGGTGTCCATCCTTTACGAGAACCAACACGACCAAACTTATCAATAATACAGTTTTGAGCAACTAAAGCATATCCAGATTCTAAAGTAACACCAGAGTCCTGAGTGTTTAAACCCATGAACCCCGGAGCTGCAATCGTAGCGGCTTGTAGTGCTTTAGACATTAATTAGCAACCCACTCAGTAAACTCAGTGTGGTGTGCAGCTTGCACAGCAATATTGTCGCTTAAAGAAGACTTGTACAAAGCCCATGCTTCGCTAGAATTCAAACCATTGTCCTCACCACGCTCAAGCAATGCTCTAGCGTAGGCATTAAGAATAATAGGAGTTGCTGGGGCTAAGATAATTGTGCCATCTGAAGTCAAGTCTGCTTGTGGCACAACAGCATCTAAAATCAAAGAATATGTTTTATCAGGCAACGGGAACAAACTAACTTTAGTATCTCCTGTAGCTGAATCAATTGTATTAAAAGTGTAATACAAAGGAGAAGACTTTTGTGGTGTACCAAAGGTTGTAAAACGATTCATACGCTCTGCAGTGATATTAATCATTGCATAGTCTTGAGTATCGTTTAGAAAGTCAATAACTTTAAACCTATCACCTAAACCTGTGACAGTGTAATCATACTGGTCTGCTACAGTGGTAACAGTAAAATAAGTGGTTAAGGAATTCCAATCGTACGAATCTTCTACTTGTTTTTTAGCGTCATTAACCAGTTCTCCAATTAATTTAGAGTAGCTGTTTTCATTGACTGTAGCAACTTCTGTCTCACGCAATCTACGCAAAACAGAGTTAACAGCTTGTAGGTAAGTTGTTGCCATGTTGTTCCTTAGTGTATCACACTTTTATCAGTGTGTCAACCATTATTATTTACAATCCCACTTCTTTAATGCTAGTGCTTTACGAGTAGGTCTTCCTTTTTCGTCCTTCATAGGACCGTCAACACCACTCATACGAGCACAGAAGCTCTTTCGTCTACTAGCAGCTTTGGGGGACTTTGCAGCCTCTTTAGCAGACACTGGCGGCTTTAGCTTAGAACCAGTAGTCTTGTTGTAATAGTCTCGACCTTTTTGGTTAAGACCACCTTCAGGGTTCTGGTAAACCTTTTTAACCATTATCTGCCACGACCAGCAGATTTCTTCATAGGCTTCTTAGCCATTCCTGCTTGACTCATGGCAATAGCGATAGCTTGCTTACGAGACTTAACTACAGGACCAGTCTTAGAACCAGTATTTAATGTACCTGCTTTGTACTCGTGCATTACTTTACCAATCTTAGCTTGTTGCTTTTTAGTTTCTTTCATGATTTATCCTTATAGAAGTTCAGTTACAGATAATGTAGAAGATGTTACACCAGAGTCTTTAATAACAGCAATTTTATCTCCGGGATTTACTCTAACAAAGAAAACATTATTAGTTGCTGCCATAGGACTTGTTGTAATAGATGCAGTAGGTGCTGTACCGATTGCAAAATGACAATGTCCTAAAGATACAGCAATACGAACCATTGTTGTGTTCTGACCAAAAGCTGTTGAAGCTACACTAGAGTTGGTAACAGTAAATACTTGAGTTGTTCCTAAAGCAGGAACTCCGTTAGCTACTCCATTTGGGTCTAGTTGAAATGTACTCATAATTAATCCTTATTTTAAAGTTAGTAAATACAAAGTTTCTAAATATTGACCAACTATTTCATCAACAATATTTTGCAGTGCAGTATCGTTCTTAGGGATTGCTTTGTAACGATTATTCTCAATCCAGTGTAAATGCTTCTTTAGCAATGTCATTGGTGTTTCTGTGTAAATACCCGGTTCAATCAATGCTGGAATTTCAACACGACCTTTTCGACCCTGATATTTTTCCATCAATGAATCAGTCAATTCAAGGATAGACTCATAAAACTCATTCAAAGTCTTATGTTGTGAAAAACTAACAGTATTCCAATGTTGCTTATGAGCAGCATCTCTACTGGATAATAGCAAAGCAATTAAATCTGGAAACATGATAATCCTAAAATTAGTGTAGTTTAAATGCTACGGTAGCTAATAAAGCAATAATAAAGCCACAAGAACATATCAGAATCTGTTCTAAGCGTTTTAATCGTCCGTTGATACCTAGATACCTTTCTGCACACACAGCCTCGTGTGAGTTCAATCTAGCCTCTGTATTATCAATCAGTTCACTCATATTATCTTACCAATGCCTTGACTTCATCTTCAGTTAGACCAAGTGCAGTTAGTTTAGTTAGTGCAGAAGCCTTTGCATCTATTGGGGTTTGTATTGCATCAATGATGGCTTGTTTTTTGGTTTCATTAACTAAAACTTGACCGTTAACTAATTCCCAAGCATTAAAATATTCATTGTCAGTAGGCAATGTAGAATCATCAATAATGATTGCTTCTGCTGGGCAATCTTTAGCTAATACTTGCTCAATAGGAAGTTCGCCAGTAGGAGTGCAAACTGATACTCCACCATTGTCATTTGTATAAATAATTACTTGTGCCATGATTTATCCTTTAAGCAAAACAAACTATACAAGCCGCAGTAGCATCTGTATAACCGCCACCTGAAACTG